TTGTAAATCCTTCAAAGTATAATCTTGTTGATGCACCCACACCGATTGTCTTATCAACATCAAATGATAGATAATCGACATTTGCATTTCCATCTGTAATTTCTTTTGGTGGAATCAAGTGTGTAATGTAAGCAGCACTGTCTGGAGTAAATGCAGTTTTCTTGAATCCCTCAGACATCAAGGCATTTTCACCAAAGTTTGCATTACAGTTTGCAAGTGATAGTTCACCACCTGTATCTGCTACATATTGACTCTTATGACCAATCGCAAAGACAGACACAGCTTGAACAATTGAATCATTTGATGCACGAACGTGAGTTGATTCATACTCTGGACGGTAAACCGCAGATGGATCTAAATGTAAGTTATCTACACTTGTATAATCTTCATACTGTCCAGATGTTGAGTTATAACGAACAAATGCCTTATCATCTTTCTGAAGTGCATTACCTGTAAACTGTGCAAGCAATCCACTCTTGAATCCTGTAACCTTTGATCCATCCAAGTGAATACCATTCATACCAAAGACGGATCTCTTCGATAAGTTAAACAAGTATGGTGAAGCAGAGTTGATTGTATCAACTTCAATGTTCACGTTTGCACTTGTTAGTGTTGGTAATGGATTGTTTGGTGCAGCACCAACCACATACTTGAACTGTGTATTTGAAACAACCTCAGATACAACGAAGATTCCGTTATATCCTGATGTACTAATACCAGAAATACGAACTGGAGTGTCAATTGAAAGATCTGTAAGAGATGCATCTAGATCAACAGTCACTGTTGTAGATGCAGTTGCACCATCACCAGCCTTGATTGATGAGATACCAACCTGTTGTCCTTTTGAACCTACAATACGATATTCTTCAACTCTTGTTTGGAAATCAAGATCACCTGATGGGAAGTCTGGTTCGATTGGTCTTCCTGTACCAGCATCATACACATCACCAACTTTCTGATAATACATATCAAGATCAGTTGATGTTGAAGTTACATCAATAAAACTATCTTTAATACGAACTGGGTTTGCACCATCAGCGTATTCAAAACAAGTTAGTTTATGATGAGAGAAACTTGGTGTGAATAAGTTTGAAGTGTAGTCCTTATATACGTTACCTGATGGATCTCCATCAAATATAGTGAACTGTGAAATATAACAAGCACCTGTTAATCTGAATATTGCAGATGGATCTATATTATTATTTTCTGGATCTGGAACATATTTTGGTCTTATTTTCGTCTTACGAAGATCTTTACCTACAATAGATGTACCTCTTGGAATGATTACACCACCACGAACACTATTTAATTTGAATAGTTCGTTATCAGGTGACGTTAAATCAAAGTTACTACCAAGTCCAAATGGACTTAATATCTGGTTTGTTTGTCCAAATCTTGATGTGTATCTTGCCTCTGAACTCACATTAACAGGTATGAATCCTGGCCTGTTATCAACTGTGTGCGTACCAGCAGCAAGAATTATAGTTGTTAAATCAAATTTATCGTTTCTTTGTCCTACAACATAAGAGAACCTAGCAGCTTCGATTAGAGCCCTCTGTATGGTTTTAAATGGTCGGGTTTGGGAGTTTCCTTGGTTTTCAATACTATCAGTCGCATCTAATTCATTGGGATCAACGTAGATGACGTTACCTTGTATATTCTTTAGAAAATTCTCCAGTCTTGAAAGGGGCATCCTACTCTTCTCTAATTACAGATTCTGTCTAAGTTTATTTATTCAATGAATTATACCAGAATGACAGAACGAATCTTTCCGCGTTCTCAACTTTACTTACATAGTGAAGATAGTGTGAATTTGAAAAGATTATTAGTTTTCCTGGCTCTGGTTTGACTTCAAAATCTTCAAAGCAAGTATATCCACCAGAGAAATTACTATTTAGATATAACATTGCAGCAAACATATCAGGTTTATGTACATCATTATCATCTACATGTGGTTTCATGAATGTTCCGATAGGCCATCTCACCACTCCCACATAATCTAGATTAGCATTTGAGTCAAAATTTTTACAAATACTGTTTACTCTAGTTACAACTTCTTCATCTAAAGAAGGAACGGTAGTATCAACATCTCCATTATAATATGAAGCTCCATGATTTTTCCATTCTAAGTGTGTGATATATGGATGTTCTACGCTTTGCTGACCCATCACATAAGAAATTTCTTTTTTATTTGATTTAGAAAGATCTATAAATTTTTGACACTCATCAAGAGAAATAAAATTCTCTTCAATATATATCAGTTTTTTCATTGATTATACCATATACTAAGAGCAAATCTTTCACCACTTGTAATCTTACTAACTGAATGTTCATACATTGAGTTTGAAAAGATAAGTAACTTACCTGTTTCTGGTTTTATCTCATACTCATCAAAACAAGTATGACCACCATCAAAATCATCATTCAAATAAAGAACTGCTGCGAATAAATCTGGTTCTTGATTAGGTCTATGTGGATCTATATGAGATCTCATGAAAGTACCAGAAGGCCACCTTACCACACCAGCATAATCTATAATCACTCTCGAATCAAATGTTTTACAAACATTTGTCACTCTATCAACAACATTATTCTTTTGTGATTCAAAATATATTCCATCAAGGGTTGTTAGATATGTTTCACCACCTCGACTCTCACCACCATAAGGCATCTCATCTGGGTTTGATTTAGATAATTCAATAAGTTCTTGACATTCATTAGAAGAAATAAAATTTTCTTCAATATAAATTAGTTTTTTCAAACTGTACGAGTGTTAGGTGGGCCAGCAAAACGAGGATCGTTATAAGTTTTCTTATCCTCATCAACTTTATTTGGATTAAAGTTAGGGTCAGGATAATCCTCCCAACTGTTGCCCTCATACTCAACTATCAAAGGATTGATATCTTTTCTTTCACCATACACATGGTAGAAACAATCAATAGTCGATAAATCAGTAATCAAGTCAGTATTAGTTGAATCCTCTGCGATAACAATGAATTCATTATTAAACTCTTGAATTACAAGATTTTGTGTTTGTCCAATCGGTTGTAATTGAACAGTGATACTATCTTCATGAACTAAATCTTTCCAATAATCAGGTAAATTAATTACATTGGAATCTTTCAATCTCCCACGACAATAAACTGCAACTTCTGGGCCTTCAATACAAGCATAACGAAGACGATGACCCTTTCCTTTTGTTGGATGTTCTAAATCAAATGGTTTTGGTTTTGCATCGGCAGAACCAAATCTAGCAGCGAGTCTACCTTTATTACCACAATCAACTGAACCAGAAACAGTCATATCACCTATGACACTAATAGTATCAACAGATGACCCACCAGATATGAGTAAAGCATTTGGAGTCTTACCATCACCAACGACAGTTAGATTACCATCTGCTTTAATTGCTAAACTTGATTGATATGCTGGTTGAGTGTCAAGTGGATTTTGAACAGCACCGTTTGATGCAACGTTCAAAGCAGCCTCATATCCTGGCGCAGCTGATGGTTTTCCAATATAAACAGGGCCATTTAAGACCGCAGTTCCAGTTGGAGAAGTGTCAGGTGGAACATAGGAAACATCATTCGTTCCCACGACCAATTTATCAAGTTGTTGTCTAGATATGTTCATTAAATTGTTGGTGGATTAATTGTTGTTGCTGATTTTAGAACTTGAGACATAGTTCCAAAGGACTCATCAGCAAAAGACGCCGATAATGTAAAACCAGATTTAAGTTCCAAGAAACCCTTACTTATTACATTACATGTGTTATCGGATTTTATCAATATCTTTTCACCTTGAAGTCGAATATCTGGTGAATCAATAGTTGCAACCCTAGTGGCTTTTATATTGAATTGACCACCTTGATCACCACCGATTGCTTCAAAATTTATATTTCTTCCTCTAAGTGTGATATCTCCATTCTCACAATCAATAACTACATCACCTTTTTTACACTTTATAATTTTCGCTGGTAGTTGACTAAGATCATTGTTAGTTCTAACTTTTAAACCTTCACCAAGAACTTCAGTTGATGATCCTGGCGTATATAAAACTGCTTTACCAGTTCCAGGCCCACCACCAGAACCTCCTTGGCCAGTTCCAGAGTGAAACGCAAAAGACTGAGCCTCCTGTGTTTGTAGTTCATACAGAGTGTCTCCATGTATGCTACTCTGTCCACTCTGAACAACATATCTCAGGTGTTTATCACATTCTAAATTTTGACCGTCATTTGGAGCTTTGCTATTTGTCATCTTACTTCTCGATACAACTAATTACAGTCACAACAGGTAAATTTCTATTGAAAGGACTATTTGTGTCAGCAAGTTTGAATGCGTCATCAACCTTAGTGAATTTGAGTACTGGTAATAATTTTGCACCAGCTCCAGTGTCACTATTTATCGTGATCTCTGGAAGTCCAGTGAATCCAAATCCACCGTTCACAACATTTACACCCACGATCAATCCATCTCTAATATTTAATTCAACCTGTGCCTGACCAGGCTTCTGTATTATATCACCTGTTGCATCGCCTGGCAAAATATTACCAGCAGCATCAACAGGTGTTCCACTCACTGAACCAGCATCACCATCGACACCAACACCAGCAGCACCAACAGATCCTCCACTCACTGATGCTGTATCATCATCACCATATCCAAAACCTGTATTTTCAACAATAACATCATCTAAAGATGTCACATATGATTGTTCTCCATCATAGTTTGCATTTGGATCTGGGATTAACTCTTTAATGTTTCCATCAATATCAGTTTCAGTTGTATTTGAAAGATATTCTTGGCCAGGGTTGGTAATCACAACACCAATAACACCAAGTTCGTTTCCATTTGGATCAGGAACATAAACTGGTAGATTAGTATTATTTACTTCTAGTCCAACATCCTTTATTTTAATAGAGTTTTCATCATTATCAATTACAGCATCTCCAACTTTTTTTCCATCAGGAATAATTTTAGTAATTTGACCTAGACCAGTTCCATCATCAATACCAGTTTCATCATCAATACCAGTTTCATCAGCTATATTAGTTAACTGAGTTGATGATATCAAATCTCTCTGTCTATCAGATTCAGTATATATTAAAGGTGAAACAGACCCCATGATAGGATAACCTCCAGCACCGTAACCTTTATCACAACTATCAAAGAAAGAAAGTAAAGGTGGTTCTTTAAATCCAAATCCTGTACCATTTATTGCGACTCCTATGATATTTCCAAGAGCATTTACAATCGCACTTCCAGTTGCACCTTGACCAGTGCCACCTATAAAGTCCACTCTTGGAGGCCCACACTTAAGAACATCAGTTTGACAATCTGGTTTAGATGGTGTAGCTGGAATCGCATCATTAAGGTTATCTACAAGAGGATTAACTAAAGATGATAATCCAACTTTATCAATTATACTATCAAAACTATCCCCTATTGATTTTGAAACACCATTTTTTGAAGAATATGTAGTATTTTCTGGACAATTTAAAGAATCACAATCAAGAACATTTGTGATAATGTTTGCAAACTTAATCGCTTTTGAAAATGTTTTACTGGGAAGTCCAATACCACCACCTTGAATATTGTTTAATTGTGAAAATATGTCCCCCAACCCAGAATCTAGAATATTATTAATCTGACCAAACATATCAGCCAAAAAGTTTTCAACACCACAAATAGGCACATCTAGGACTTGACCTATCATGTTTTCTAAACTTTTTGAAAGATAATCTTCAAGAGCTCCCTGTATCTTTTCAATATTACAAAAAATAACATCAGTAAGTGATTTAGTAGCTTGTCCTACAGGTGCTTGTAAAGTCTTCGGCGTTTGATCTTTCAAAGTTGCGTTTAATTTATCAAGAGTATCTTGAATCAACCATGATCTAGCACGACGAACTAATTTTGTTGTCGAATTTTGAATTCTTGATGTTGTTAGTTTTATTTCATCTTGAATATTAATAACACCACCATAAATCGGATCAACATATGAACTCTGCTCATTCAATTGTTGAAGGGTTTCCATCTTGCGAGTGAAATCCTTTACTGCATTACTTATTTTTGATATCTCATTATCTTCACATGCAGTGAAATTGTCAATAGTAATATTTGTAGCAGCCTCTTTCTGTTTTGCTGCAATAGTTTTTAAAGCTTCACCATCTGAAAATCCGCCAGGCCAAGGTGACTCTGAATAGAATCTATGTTTACCAGCCCTCTGTCTAACTTTTGGTGGTGTGTATGGAACGAAACAAGTGTGTTTTTTGCCATCAAAATCTTTACTTGATAATTGATCTCCAATGAAAGATTGTTTAAATAGAGTTCCAAAAATTACAGGTTGTTGTGCATCATCACCATCAAAGAAAAATCCAACTACAACCTCTCCACCTTGATATTGTGTCGTGGCGCCACATCCACCAGTGGTTGTAGTATTTGGTGGTAAAAGAACATGAGCTAAAGGTAAATCTTTATCTGGTAAATCATCCTCACACGCATGATAACCAACGATACGAACACGACATCTAAGAGTATAGATGTCATCTTCTGGATTCTCCGCCTTTGTTTTTTCTAAGGAATCTCCCCACTCTCCTTTATCTGGATCAGTCACTTGACCAATCCACCACTTCATAGGATCTTTTCCAAAAAAGTTTTGATACATCTAATTAATCGTCATAGATTAGACACTCAGGTTCATCTGGGTGTTGATCACAAAATAATTCTAAAGCATTTGGATCATGGTGATCCCCTGCATCTATTTCTGCCTTATGATGTTCGACATACTCTTCGAGTTCATGTAACTCTTCTTTTGCATGTCTTCTCGCTGCTGGATTTGCCTGTGGATCGTCAGCAATTTTCTTGTCGTATTCGATGTGATCTTCGATTGATTTCATTTGATTCTCCTGTTTCTTTTATTTAAGCGCGGTAAAAGTATCTCGAATTAAATTAAGTTGAGTTGAAGACTTTCCATCTCCTATCACATGTCTCAATTCAGAAATTAAATACTTTCCACTGATATCATTATCTCCGTCCCTTCCATATTCATCTGTGGGAGCCGTGTAATCTTCTGATTTAAGAGGAAATTGAACTTCAATCATCTGTCCAGCTCTTAACTCAGGATTAATTGGAACTGATATATTTAAGGATTGAGAAAACAATAAGTTGTTCCTAATATAAGATTTATTTTGATAAACGGCAAGCTCATTTCTCTTCTCGACTTCCTCTTTTTTTGATCCTTTTTGTAAAGCTCCTTGATCTAATATTCTAAACATTAATCGAGTTGGTTTCTCTTTTAATGTATCAATCACTTTCAAAGGTTTCTCTGGATTTAGTTCAGAAATATTGAAATCTGTCTCTTCATAAGTTTCATTTTCAAGATCAATATATATTGTTTTATTTGAATACATACCCATTCTTGCATTAATACCCATGTCATTAGATTGATTTAGATTACTTTCAATAATTCTAAGATCAGTCTCTGTCGGACGATCTGGTTTTTTATACAAAAATTCTGGTTCTTGTTTTAGTAAATTCTCAATCGATTTAAAATGAAAACCATCTCGATTTTCAAAAAATAAAAAACCAAAATTCTTGGAAGAAGCCTGTGCTTTCGGACATAACCATTGAATTGTTTCAAAAGGTCTTTTTAGATTTCCTACAAATGAATACTTATTTACAGCATCATCTGATTTTATTTCTTTTTTAGTTTTGATTCCTTTTGTTTCAGATTCTAGTAATTCATTTACAATTTGTGTGACATTCCCTGTGAACTTTTTGTTAACTCTACAAGTTTCATTAACCAATGATTCTTCTGAAATAAACTCTAAAGTCGCCGTTTGTTTATTGGAGGAAGTCACAACATCTCGAACAGAGTTCAAAACCATTTTTTGTTTTTTAGATGTAATTTTAAATTTTTCTTCAAAATCTGGTATTATAATTTCTAAATCAATCATTTCCCCACCAGTTATTCCTTTTACACTGATCATTTGATCAATATCAATAAAAGAAACTGTCATGGATATCGATGGACTTGTAACACTTTCATAATAATTAATTGATGGATTTCCACGAGCTATATCATAATTTTTTTTCAAAGATGATCCATTTGGAATCAACTCACATTTGGAAATAAGATAACTGCCTCTATAACTCATAATATCATCCTATCGATAATTGTTTATTTGATATCATATTAATAAAACTTACAGTACTCATAGTTGATTTGACTGGCGTTGTTGAGACTTGTGGTGATACTATGGGAGATGAAACAGGAACATTTCCGTTTATTGGTTGTGATTGTTGAGTCATTGGTATGGGTAATAAATTAACATTATTGCTTTGAGTAGTTGGTGGTGTAAGAATATTTTGAGCTAATTGATCTGATTTACTTTCAATTATTGGTAAAACATTAGATTGTAAATTATCAATTTTTGATTCTAACAGAGGTTTTAATAAAGGACTTACCGCCGCTCCTGTCTTTAATTGAGTTCCAGTTCCATAATCTCTTATCTTATTACCATCTTTATCCTTTGAATAACCCATAAAGAAAGTGTTATCAACACCTAATTGTCCTCTATATTGATCACCCATTTTAAAACTATCACCACTTTCAAACTCTGTTCTTCCGCCTACAAATGCAGAGGCTGACTTAATCATTTTTTGATTTTGCAAATCAAGAGCGGTTTGATCATATAAATTTTCAATTTGCTTCATAGATCTCTTATCACCTCTCTTATCATAATATGATTTCATTGCAATGATAGCAGATTTTCTATCTTTAACATTTTTAAACTCATCTGATATCGCTGTCTTCGGGCCTTCTTTCTTATTAGGATCTATAAATGCTGGTTGATATTGAGAGTCCTTTAAAATAATATCAGAGATTGTAGGTTCTGGAAATACGCCAGATGCATCCGTTTCAAAAGATCTTCTAGTGTAATCATAAACTGCATCAGTAGCACGACCATCTGATATATCTTTTTTAACTTCATTCACACGATTATAAATTGATTGTGCAACATCAACTCTTGCTTGAGAATCTCCACCCTCTAATGCAGATATGGCAGTTAAAAGAGCAAAATCTGGTGTATTAGTGTCTTCTACTTTAAATTGATTTTTTGTTACCTCATCTTCTGATGAACCAAACATATTTTTAACACTAGAAACTAATTTATCAACGTTAAATACTCCCATTTCTTTCAAATTTTCTGATTCATCCTTTGAAAGAACTGTCTCACCTTTTGTTAACATTGCTGGAATTCGATCTATACCGTCAGGGCCATCCACACCTCCGATTTCAGTGCCTAAATTTAAGTTTTTACGTTTTTTCTTTGTCTTCGGTGGTAAATTACCACCACGTTTATCAAAATCTGTGGTATCTTTCATTATATAATCAGCAATGCCACCAAAAATTCTACCATATCCACGAGGTTTCTCAGGAAGTTTTTCTTTAACTTCGGGTAGGATTGGAGTCAAACCTCTTCCTTTATCATCAAAGTCAAATATATTACCAGTCGCTGAATCAGCCATGCCACCAAAAAAACTTCTTTTATTCTCTAACATGGAAGCAAGATTGACTCCGATGAGACCAACTATAATACTCATCACTCCTCTATCTTGAAGAGCTTTTTTAACTGTATCTGATGCTTGTTTTTGAAAATCACTATCATCTGTTGTACCAGCAGCAGCGTCTGCTGGATCTACTTTATCACCTTTTATTCCTTGAAGTCGTTCTAATCTTCTTATCTTTTGTTCTTGATCTTCTTGAGAGAATAATTTATCTTTTTCTAAATCTTTTTCAATCGTAATATATTCTTTTATCTCTTTTATCTCTGTTTTAATAACATCAAAACTTTTTGACAAAGCTTCAATCAATGATTTATTATTATTAATTATTCCCAAATTAGAATCAGTTTTTTTCAGAGCACGATTAGCCGTCTTGTCAACTGATTGAATTGACTCAAAGAAATTACTCAGAGTTATTTTCTTTTTAGGTTGTTCTTCATCCATACTTCTGGACGCCTTCCTGTTGTTGTCTCTTTAGATTTTCCTTTTCAATATAATCTTGAAGAAGAGTGATGTAAATGTCTCTCTCCCAAGGCATCATATTTTCTAGTTCCGTCAAGCTGTATTTATGGTATTGCATGAGAGCGAAATTGATACGGTAATAGGATTCAAGATCCTCTCTTGCAATACTTAACCGAAAAAATCGGCTAGACCCTCCAAAACGATACTATTCTTTTCTTTTGTGTTTGGATTTATGACCTCAATAGTGTGTGATAATTTAGGCATCGTTGCAAAAAAATTCTCAACTTTTTTGTATTGTTTTGAATTTAACTGTTCAATAAAATTAACTCTCTCATCTGGCGTATAATCTTTAGCCTCCCATGCATCTTCCTCTGTGTAAACTGTATCCATACAATCAGCAACAACTTTCAAAGTTTTATCAACCATAACTTCTGGATCATCTTCTAAATCAAAATTATTTTGAACAAATTGGTTAAGTGATGGATATTTCATTCTCATAGTCATTTTATCATCAATCACAACGTCAGTTGTGTGACCCTTTGGTTTGATAACCTTAATCTCATCCACATATATTGTAACTGGAACTGTTGTCTTTCCATCATCAGCACAGGTGACTGTCATTTTGATGTCTTCACCAATAGATTTTGCACGGATATTTAAGAAAACATATTCAATATCAAACGTAGGAAGACTATCAACATCAACTCCTCTAGTTAAAATGCATTTCTTCAATACATCTGTCACAGCATTAGTGATTTCATCTTGATTTTTTGATTCTAATGCTAAGATTAAAATCTTCTCCTCTTTCACAAGGAAAGGTCGATATTTAATTTTTTTATTTGATGAAGGTAACTTCAACTCATATGTAGGAGTTTCAATGGTTGGCAATGGCATGATTTATACTTCAGTAAGTTTATTTATTTGTTATTTAAGAGTAATGTTGTCGAGAGCGTTATTTCCATCTTGTGAATATCTAGGATTTAAATTATCGGTAGGTCTACCTCCTATATTTAATGAAGGATTAGATGGTATAGATGGTAAGTTTATTGGAACTTGATGTGTATCATCATAACCAAAATCCACAAAAAATCTATCGTAGGCAAGTTGTACACTACATCTTAACACATTTGAGTCACCATAGGCAACTCTCATTGAAGTTAAATTAGTAGGCCATACATTCACAAATTCATATGTGGTTAATGTAGATTGATACTCTGTTGATGATTTAGAATCTCCAAAAGTATCTCTCTCAAATTTGGTGAGATGAATAATTTCCTTGTAATCATCTGGATAATTAAATCTTCCGTAAGCATTTAAGTCTCTTTTATTTGTAGAGATGGGATTGATGTATGTCATCCACTTCTCTAAAACTTCTAAAACCACCATGTCAGCGTCAAGATAAAATGTTAAGTTGAGAGGCGGAAAACTTCTAAGATTCGGAAATTCCTCTTGAATACCCTGATGATGACCTACAGCGAGACTTGTTTGAAAGGATGTGCCTGGAATTTCTGCTTCAGTGCATAATATTGACATTTTATCCTTATAACTTCTACCCTGAGATCTTTTATTACTCGGAAGAGGTATTGAACTACCAGAAAATTGTCGAAAACCATTACTTCCTAACCATATGTCGGCTTTACCAAAAGAAAACGTAACTTGATAAAAGGTATCAAGAGAAGGCCGTGCAACGGTATCTCTGATATCCTTCATATTTGGTTTAAATATGTCAGATCTTCTTGGAAATATACTTTTACTTGACACGATAAATAAATTTGTGTTGTTATTACTATATATGAGCTATAAAGGGATATATAGGCCTTCTAACCCCAAAAAATATAAGGGTGATCAATCTAACATTATTTATAGGTCTTTGTGGGAAAGAAAATTTATGAATTATTGTGATTTAAACGAAAATATTCTTGAATGGGCGTCTGAGGAATTTTGGATTCCCTATCTAGATCCAACAACAAATCGTGTTCGTAGATATTTTCCTGATTTTTTCATTAAATATAAGGATAAAGATAATAATATTCGCAGATCTGTGATTGAAGTAAAACCAATGAGAGAGACACTTGAACCAAAGGCAACAAAAGGTAAATCGAGAAAAACAATGATAAATGAGTCAATAACCTACGTTAAGAATCAAGCAAAGTGGAAAGCAGCGAGAGAATTTTGTGCAGATCGTAAATTAGAATTCAAAATTATGACTGAAAAAGAATTAGGAATCCGATGAGCATTCTTCAAAACATATTAGATAAAGTTGGTGGTCAAGTCAATGAGGATTATTTTCGTAGTCAACTAATTGAGGAACTTGGTTCAACAAATTTTAATGATGACTACGCTGATACTGGTGGATTTGCTCCTGGCGAATTGTATTTTTTTACATATCAAGCACAAACAAAACAACCATATTATGATCAATATCCATTATCATATGTGATTGAAATGACCACAGGTGGATTTTTAGGTTGTAATCTTCATTATGTTAAATTAACCCAAAGAGAAGAACTTGCAATGAGCTTACTAAATAACTCTGCTCAAGGTTCAATATCTGCACCTAGAAGAACACTGCATAAATATCTTTATACTGGTGTTAGAGGGCAACCATATCGTATTCCAGAATCTGAGTGGACTGATGTAGCACAATTACCCACTGAGAGATTTGTTGATATGAGAGGTATTAGTGTTCCAAGAAACAGAATTTATAACACAAACTAATGGCAAATGTAAGAGGGTCAGGAGCAAAAAAAAGAAGTAGAGGATACGATATAGAGGGATCAAAGTATTCCTTTGATATTGTTAATGATAAAATAGTTGGTATAAGAAAAGCAGATGATAATGGACAATTCGGAAACTCACTCGTAAATGAATATCTAAATCCAAGATTAAGCACTTTTGGTGATATTGCAGCATCAAGTGAGGCATTAAATGCTTATAATATTGCAAAACATGGATCAAATAAAAACTCATATGAAGATTCGGCAGCTCAAGCGACCTCTGCTGAGTTACAAGATTACTTTAATGAACAAGATAAAAAATCTACAAATCAAGCTCCGATAAGCGGTGACTTTTTACCATCTAATCCAGATTTTAGAGGCGCTGGAAACAATAAAAAACGTAATAAACCTTATGAATTTACTAGAGATAAAGGAGATGTATATGCATATCCCTCAGATATCAACACAGATCAAGATCATTTAAAGATACAAAAGTGGGAATATGTCAGACCAAATATAAATCAAAGTAAACCAAATCAAGGTCTTGCAAAAAAAGATGCAAACGTGGCTGGTGACAGTGTAAAAGGTAGCAAACTTCAAGGATCTGTTCTGTTACCAATGCCAAAAGTAGTTGATGTAAATGGTGCTGATTGGGGAGAAAATAAAATCACTGCTTTCGGACTAGCAGCTCTAGGTGGATCTACAGCTGCTAGCAAGATTTTAGGTTTAACGCCAGGTTTAAATCAGGAAGAAAGAGAGGATCAGAGAGAAGCACTTAACAGGTTAAAAGGTGAAGGTCAATTTGGAGCGGGAGTTGACTCAGAGGGACTAGAAGAATTTAGAAAAACTCTTGGTCAAGTAGCCTCAGTCTCAGTCACATCTGGAGTCGCTGGTCTAGCTGGAAATGCACTAGGAACTCAAATTAGTCCAGACACATTTCTTGCAAGAACTGGTGGTGCGGTCTTAAATCCAAACGCAGAGATGTTATTTCAAGGGCCTGTAATTCGTGATTTCAACTTTAGTTTTTTAATGATTGCAAGAAGTGAATATGAGGGTAAACAAATTAGAAAAATAATCAAATGGTTTAAAAAAGGAATGGCGCCAAAATTTAGAAATACAACTCTCATCAAGAGTCCTGATATATTTACTTTAGAGTATAGAAATGCTGGTGGTTTATTGAAAACTGTGAATAGATTCAATCCTGGCGGTCTTGCATTAACAACCGTAAACGTTGATTATGCTCCAAGTGGATATTGGTCTGCATATCGTGATTCTCAACCAGTTGCAGTTAAAATGGATCTTAACTTTACTGAATTAAGACCAATATATCAAAAAGATCAAGAAGATGATGATGTCTTCAGAGGATCTGATAGCGTAGGTTTCTAAAATGACATACTCAGGTTCACCAAATTCATATTTCAGACAAGTTCCAAAGCTTGATTACCCTTCATTAAAAAATGATCGGACTTCTGTATATGATTTTCAAACTGTTAAGAATTTATTCAAAAGAGCTGTAATTCGTGATGATATTTTCAATGAAGTTACTGCATTTACAAAATATTCTGTAGAGGGTGATGAAAGACCAGATTCTGTAGCATATAATTTTTATGGTGACTCTGGACTAGATTGGGTTGTTTTGACAACTAATAACATAGTTCATGTTAGAGATGAATGGCCAATGGGAAATCAAGATTTTCTAACTTACCTTAATGCAAAATACACAGAAACAGAATTATCAAATATTCATCATTATGAAACAGAGATACTTAGAGATTCAAATGGTCGATTAATTCAATCAGAAGGACTCAAGGTTCCAGCTGGACACTCAGTTACTTTTTTAGATCGTGGTGTTTTGAGAACTGAATCAAAATTAAAATCATTCACTTTTTTACAACATGAAATTGATTTAAATGATGCAAAAAGAGATATCAATATTTTAAAAGTAGAGTATCTAAGTTTATTTTTAGAGAACGTGGAAGAAATTATGGAATATAAAAAATCAAGTCAATACATCAGTGATGATTTGAAAAAAACAGAGAATCCACGCACAATTTCACCATAAAAAAAGAGGTCGTTTTGAACGACCTCTGGCGTAAAAAATGGCCCGAAAATTTTTTCGGGGTATTTTCTAATTTTCAGCTAATTTTGCAAAATAGCTGAGTGCATCTTCCTCATCCTCATCTGTATTCACAGAGGATGGAGTTGTGTCAACAACAGCACGACCTTCACTTAGATCTTCCAAGTTATTATCTTCATCAATAACTTCTGGATCTTGTCTTCTTGGTGCAACAGTTAAACCGAGAACATAATCAAGTCTCTTCTTGAGATCTTCATATGATTTAAACTGATCTGGAGCAACGAGTTCTGCAAGTGAGTATTCTTGTTTCCAAACTGTCTCCATTGCATCGTCATCATCTAGAAGTGGAGCAGGAGCAGCAAACTCAGATGAGTCATAGTTCCAATACCCAGCAACCTTTTTAATTTTGATTTTGAAGTTTGCACCAGCCCAGAAATCAAATGGGTTGATTGCTTGTTCATCTTCAAACTCAGGTTGCATTGCAGCAGTTATCTTATCAAAGATTTTCTTTCCATATCTGAACAAGAATACTTTACCTTCATTCGCTGGGTTTGAAGGATCTTTGACAACATAAACGTTACTGTAATAAGATAACTTACGTTTTTGTTTTCTTGCAATCTCCTTGTCTGAATCAACACCTGAGTTCCAAAGTTGTGAGTTATGCTCAGAAACTGGATCTTTTTGACCAAGTGTTGTTAGTGAATTCTCAATATACCAACCACCAGATGCTTGGAATGCATGTGTGTAGAGTTTTGCCCAAGGCAAATCTTCTCCGTCTGGTGCAGGGAGAAATCTGATTACTGCGTAACCATTGCCTGCTTTATCTACTTCTGGTTTCCATAAACGATCATCTACACCGTTTGAACCTTTGTTCATTTTTTCCACCTGACTAACAAGTTTTGCAGTCAGAGAACCAAGTGAGGATTGTTTTTTAAGATTAGAAAAAGACATTAGATTTTATTAGATTAATTTTTACTTGTGTTAAAAAGACCATCTGCCCGACTCATAGAGTTGCATCTTAGGTCAAAAAAGAGGGAGGTTGGATTCCTGTGTACCAACAAAGAACGAGCATTACTACAGTGTAAAAACGTCCTTGCCTGAGACCCGATTGGTTGATCGGTTCTACCCTTGCGAGCAGCAGCACCACCTGTGTCTCATCACCTTAACCAGCGGTTGCCAGTAAGTTTATTCAGTCACTCCCATGTTGCGTCCAACAAA